GGGCAGAGGGTCTTGTATACCGCACTTTTGCGGACACTCCCGAACGCTACACCATCTACGATGCGGATGCGTATCTTCGCGCGACGGGACAGACGGTGGGCACGGTGATGATCGGGGTGGACTTCGGCGGGACGAAATCAGCCACGACGTTTAAATGCGTGCTGATCACGCGCGGGGCGCGGGAAGTGATTGTTGCACATGAGAGACATATTACGCGGGAGATCGATCCGCAGCAGCTGTGCCGGGAATACGCGGACTTTGTCCGGGAAGTAACGGGGCGCTGGAAAGGCGAGCGGGCGGCGCAAACGCGTGCGGACAGCGCTGAGCAAATCCTGATTCGGGGCTTGTATGCAACAGCAATCAAAGAGCAGCTGCGCACCGAAGTGAAAAACGCACTCAAGCGCCCGATTCTGGATCGCATCCGGATGACGAATCTTCTCTTTGCGCAGGATCGGATCAAGGTGTGCAAGCACTGCCGCCATATGATTGAAGCTTTCCGTGATGCTGTTTATGACGATAAGCACGAAGACGAACGACTCGATGACGGGACGAGCGACATTGACAGCCTTGACGCGTTTGAATACGCGATTGAACCGCATTTCACCGCCCTGGAAGCGGCGGGGATCAGGAAGGAGAGAAACGCATGACGCTGCGGGAATTTCTGGCACAGGAAGGCTATTCCACAGTAGCCGCCGGGTACTATGATCACATCCGCGAATGGGCGCAGTGGTATCAGGGGGATGTGCAGCAGTTCCATCATTACAAAGTTTACAACGGCCGGAAGCATCTCGCGTGCCGCCGCGATTCGCTCAACATGGCGAAACGCGTTTGCGAGGACTGGGCAAATCTGCTCATGAATGAGCGGGTGCGCATTGTGCTCGGCGGCGAAAACGGCGCACAAGCGGAACAGCTCTTTTTCGATGAAGTGGCGCGCGAGAATAACTTTTGGAGCAAGATCAACGAAATGCAGGAATATAAAGCAGCCTATGGCACGGCGGCATATATTCCCTATGCATACGGGGTGCTGCTCGATGGGGAAACCGGCAGCGTGCGCGGCGGCGGGGGAATCCGCATCAACTACGTTACAGCGGAAAACATCCTGCCTCTGCGGTGGGAAAACGGAATCATTTCCGAGTGCGCGTTTGCATCCCGGCGGTTCTTCGGAAGCCGCGGCGGGGATCGGGCGAAGGAATACCTTTACCTGCAGCGGCATGTTAAGGAAAACGGGCAATATGTGATTTATAACGATGTGTTCGCGGTGGAAGACGACCAACTTTCCCCCGTGCCGCCGGGAACGGTGGAAGAATTCGCGGACCTTGCCCCACGTGTGGAGACGCGTTCGACGGAGCGGACCTTTATCATCGACCGGCTGGCGATTGCCAACAATCTGGACAAGGACTGCCCGCTGGGCGTGGCTGTATTTGCCAACGCCATCGGCGCGCTTCGCGGGATCGATCTGGTTTATGATAGCTACAACAACGAGTTTATCCTGGGCAAAAAGCGCGTTATGGTTACCGAAGAAGCGCTGCATGAGGCGGCGGGTGGCGGGATGACCTACGACCCGAATGATCTGGTGTTCTACGTCCTGCCGTCCGGGCGGGATGATGAGCAGATGATCAAAGAGATCGATATGCAGCTGCGCGCGCAGGAGCATGAAACGGCGCTTCAAAACCGGTTGAATTTGCTTTCCGATGCGTGTGGATTCGGAGTGAAGCATTACCAGTGGAACGCGGGAAGCGTAGCAACAGCAACGCAGATTATCAGCGAAAACTCTCAGATGTTCCGCACGCTGCAGCGACATGAAACCATTCTCGAGGAAGCGCTTGCCGAGCTGGTGCGGCTGCTGCTGCGCATGGGGCGGGATATGCTGGGACTGGCGCTGAACCCGGATGTGGAAATCACCATCGACTTCGACGACTCCGTTATCGAGGACAAGGGGGCTGAATTTGCGCGGGACTGGCAGATGCTCGGCGGCGGGATTTTGCGCCCGGAGGAATTCCGCGCAAAGTGGCTGCATGAGGATGTGGATACAGCGCGCGCAAACTTGCCCGAGATGGAGCGGCTGCATGAAAGCGTGATTGCATAATGCTTTCCCCGAAATACCTGGAATACCTGGACAGCGTAGAAAACCCTGTTGCGCGGCTCTTTGATGAGCTGGAAGAGTACATCACGCGGGATATTATCCGAAGGATTGCAAAATCCGGGAATGTAACGCCAACGGCAGAATGGCAGATGATGCGACTGGTTGCGCTGGGGGAACTGCCCGAAACGGTTGTGAACCAAATTCAACGAGCTTTGAACCTATCCACCGAAGGATTTGATGCGCTGATGGAGGACGCCGTGAACCGCAGTGAACGGTTCAACGAAGAAATCGCATCCCAAATGGGCATGGAGCTTCCTCCTATCCGCGAAAATCGGGAGGTTGTTCAGTTGCTCGAGGGAATCAAAGAGCAAACGCACAGCGAATGGAAGAACATTACGCAGTCCATGGGATTTGCTGTGCGGGAGAACGGCGCGACGCGGTTTTTGCCCATTGCGGAATACTATCAGCACACGTTGGATTTTGCCGCGTTGGGCACGTCCACGGGCACGATGGATTACGTTTCAGCAGTGCGCAAGGCGTCGAGAGAACTGGCGGCGTCCGGGCTTCGCGTGATCGACTACGCGTCCGGGCACAAGGATTCGGTCGAAGTTGCTGTGCGGCGCGCAGTGGTAACCGGCGTCTCACAGGTAGCAAACCGGATTTCCGAAACGCGACTCGACACGTTTGATACGGACTTGGTGGAAGTGTCCGCTCACGGCGGGGCTCGAAACGAGGGGAGCGGCCCGGCAAATCACGCAAGCTGGCAGGGGAAAGTATACCGATGGAGGCGCGCCGGGCATGCGGGCACATCCCGGGGGAGATATCCGGACTTTATCAGCGTGACGGGATACGGAACGGGAGAGGGGCTTGGCGGGTGGAATTGCCGACACTCGTTCTATCCGTTCATCGAAGGGATTTCTGTGCGCACATACACGGATGATGAACTGAAACGCATTGACCCGCGCCCGTTTGAGTTTGAAGGAAAGGAGTACCCAGCCTATGAAGCATCTCAAATGCAGAGAAAGCTGGAGCGTGATGTGCGGTATTCCAAAAAGAATCTGATTGGGCTACAGGAAGGGATCAAAAACGCGCCGGACGAGGCGTCCCGCGCAAAACTGCAGGAAGCCTATGACACGCGCGCCGTAAAGCTGCAAATGCAGCGCCGAAAATATGCGGAATTCTGCGCGGCAGGAAAGCTCCCCACACGCGGGGCGAGGATGGACGTTGTGGGCTTTGGCCGGAGCGAAGCGTCCCGCGCGAGTGCGGCGGCGAGACGTCAAAGCGAAACAAAGTAGACGCTGGACAGCCCCAGCGTTTTTATTTTGCAAATTTGCCGACGGGCGTAAAACGGGAGGAGAACAGATGGCAGAAAATACGAGCACCACTGCGGCCGCTGGCGTGCAGGAGACCCAGACGGCGGGAGCGCCGGAGATCACCACCACTCAGCCGGAGGAAAGAAAGTTTTCTCAGGCGGAACTGGACGACGTTGTAGAAAAACGACTCGCAAGGGAGCGCAAGAAGTTCCCATCACAAGAGGAATTGACGGCGTTCCGCGCATGGCAGGAAACCCAGCAGACCGAGCAGCAAAAGCAGCAGCGCATCCTCAACGAGCGCAACACATTCGAAGCGCGCGTCACCGAGCTGGAGGCGCAGATCGAACAGGCGCGCCGGGAACGGCTGCTGATTTCCAAGGGCGTGGCGGCGGACGACGTCGACTATTACGTCTTTAAGATCGGGAAGCTGACGACGGACTCCACCGACTTCGATAAGGCGGCGGAAACGTACCTGAAAGAACACGCTCCGTCGGTACCGGCCGCGCAGACAGCGCCCACAGTCCGGGCCAGCTTCGGCGCGCAAATGGGCGCGGGGGGAGAGGTCGGGCCTGTTGAAAAATTCATTGCGTCAGCAAGGCGCGGCGCAGGCCTGAAATGAAAAAAGAAAGGATGAAAAAGAATGGCCAACAGCATCGAATACGCAAAGAAATATGTTCCGATTATCGATGAGGTTTATAAGGCTGCTTCCTATACCGAGGGCATGGACGCAGCAACCAGGGTGGACTTTACCGGCGCAAACGAAGTGAAAGTATTTAAGGTATCCACGACCGGGCTTGGCACCTACAGCAGAGAAACCGGATACCCGAAAGGCGACGTAACGGCCGCTTGGGAAACCATGCGGCTGACACAGGAACGCGGAAAAGAACTCTCCATCGACCGAATGGATGACGAAGAAACGCTCGGGCTTGCCTTTGGCGCGGTAACCGGAGCATTCATGCGGGAACATGTTGTTCCGGAACTGGACGCCTATCGTTTTGCAAAATATGCAAGCACGGGAGGGATCACGAAAGCGGACGCCGATGCCCTTGACTCGGACACGATCCTTCCCGCAATCAACGAAGCAATCCGGCAAATGAACGCGGATGAAGTGCCCGAAGGGAATCGAACGTTGTATATTTCCAGCGATCTTGCTCCCGTACTCAGCCAGGCGATTCCGAGACAGTGGGGGAGTGACGGAAATATCAACACCAACCTTGGAGGATACAACGGAATTCCGATTGTTTACGTCCCCGCCTCCCGGTTCTATACAGAAATTGCGCTCGCTGATGGCTCTGCGGCGTGGGGATATTCCAAGGCCGTGGACGGCGTAAACATCAACTTCATGCTGATCTATACTCCGGCAATCCTGCAGGTGACGAAGTTCGCTCTTCCGAAAATCTTCACGCCTGACGAGAACCAGGAAAAAGACGCATGGAAATTCCAGTTCCGGCTTTATCATGACGCGTTTGTGTACGAAAACAAAGCCAAGGGAATCTATTTGCATCCCGCCACAGCGTAATAGAAAGGACGGTGTAAGGCGTGGCAGGAATCGAGCACATCGATTATGCGTTTTATTCCGGAACCTATCGAGGGAGGCTGGATGAAGCAACGTTTGAGCGGCTGATCATCCAAGCGGCGGCATATGTGGATATGCTCATCGCCGGCCGCGCCACAGCATCCGAAAACGAGCGCGTAGCCCTTGCGCAGTGCGCAGTGCTTGAAGCGCTGGAACAGGAAGAACACGGCGGCCCCATCGTCGGCGAGACGGCGGGGAAATACTCGGTATCCCGCATGGGTGGGGAGGCATCCCCGCTCATGCGCATCCGGAGCGCAGCGTATCCGTTCCTGAGCGGGACGGGGCTGCTGTATCGGGGGGTGACGTGCGTCCGATGACAACCAATGCAAGCGCCACTCTGTACCGGCGCGAATATGACGAAGACACGCGGCGCGTAACGTGGACGCGCGTGGAGCTGGGAGCGGTGTTCTGGCAGGATGAGCGACATGTCAGCGCGGGAAACGGCGTTTTTTCCGCCGCAAACAGCGTGCTTGTTTTGATTCCCAACACGAACGAAAGCCCGGCAGTCGAGGGCCGGATTGTGCGCGGAACTGTGGATGCGGAAACCCCGCCAAAGGGCGCCTTGAGTATCGTTTCGGCGGTGCTTATCGACTTTGGAAGCTCTGGAATGCACCACTGGGAGGTGACGGCAAAATGACGTTCACGTTCAAACTCAAAAGCACAAAGGAAATCCTTGAAAAGCGCGGGCTTGAAGGAAGCGGAAAGGCGCAGCAATTTGTAGACAGTGAAGTGCTTCGCCTTTCCGACCCGTATATCCCACTGGATACGGGCACACTCAGAGATTCCGGAATCATTCATACTGTGATTGGTTCGGGCAAGGTGAAGTATGAAACCCCATACGCGCGCTTCCAGTATTACTCCGGGCGCTCCCCCGGCACAAGCGCAACCGGTGCAAAGCGGGGCCGCTTGTGGTTCGAACGGATGAAAGCGGATCATAAAGACGCTATTTTACGCGGCGCGGCTAAAATTACGGGAGGGATTGCAAAGCCATGAGTATGGTTGAACATATCCGGAATTTTATGATGCAGTGCCCGTTCCTGGCGTCCGGCCCCGTGGGGGTGGACTATCTCGGAAGCACGCCCCGACAATACAGCATCGATCAGACGCCGGGGACGGCAATTATCAAGCGATATTCCAGCGGGGACAGCATCCGACAGGCGCTGTTTACGTTTTCCGGACGGGAGCCGTACGGCGAAAGCGAAGAAGAAAACATCGACAACGCGGCGTTTTACGAGCAGCTTGCTGCCTGGCTCGAGGAGCAGAGCCGCGCGGGGATTCTCCCTGTGCTCGATGCGGGAAAAACCGCACAATCCATCGAAGTTCTGACCGGCGGATACATACTCGACGCGGATACAACGACCGCGCGGTATCAAATCCAATGCCGGCTAAATTTTTATCAGGAGGGATAACAATGGCGACCCCGATTTATCGGTATCTTGTGGCGGATTATCTGAACGTAGGAACGACGGACGAACCGGACATGCAGGTGATGCGCACCTTTGAGAACATCGACGAAAATCCCAACGCCCAGACCACGGAGAAGCACTACACGGCCAACAAATCCGCGACAGTCATTACCACCGGATACCAGACGCAGTTCCCCATCACGGCGGACATGTACCAGAACGACGCCGTCATGGAATACCTGCGCGACATCGCCGAAGAGCAGAAGCTCGGCCAGCAGACGGACTATATCCGCGTGCGGCTGTATCAGCCCATCGAGGACAAGGAAAACACGTTCTACGCGCGCCGGTTCCGCGTCGACGTCGAAATCTCCGGCATCTCCGGCGCGGGCGGGGAGATTATGTCCCTCTCCGGCAACCTCAATGCGCAGACCGACGCGGAAATCGGAGAGTTTGACACGACCACCAGAACCTTTACCCCGTCGGTGACGGTGTAACAAACAGGAGGGAGCATCATGGCAGCATTTCGCTTTCAGGACACCCAAATCCATCTGGATTTTGAGGGGGTGTTGTTCGACCTTCCCGCCACAATGGCCACAGCGGAGATCATCCGCAAATGGGGAGCCGAGGCGCAGAAAAAAACAAGGGAAATCCCGGCGGATGAAAACGGCGTGAAGTCCGTGACGGAGTTTCTCCTTGATGGGATCGACGCGGTGCTCGGCGAGGGCGCGGCGGACGCGATTTTCCACGGTCGCGAGCCGGATATGTTCAATTGTCTGCACATCATGAAGTACATTACGGACGAATACAACGACTATTACGAAACGCAAAAGGCCCTGATTCCGCCGACGCCCATGAACCGCGCACAGCGCCGCGCAGTGCGTCCTGCGGCGCAGTCCGTGCCCGACGTGGAATCGGCAAAGCGCGCACTGAAAGCGGCTGGGTATGAATTTACTGACTGATGGGCTGCCATATGCAGTGGAAATCAACGGGGAAAGCTGGGACATTCGAACGGATTTCCGGACGGGCGTGGCGTTTGAGCTGACCATGCTTGACCCGGAATTGTCCGAGGAGGAAAAGCTTGTCCGGGCGCTGGCGCTGTATTACCCCCAGCTCCCGGACGACATCCCCGGCGCAATCAGCGCGGCCATGGATTTCTATTGCTGCGGGCACTCGGATTCGCAGGAAAAGGACGGAGGAGCGGGAAAAGCATCCGGTCCGCTGTATGACTTCGAATATGACGACCGGCTGATCGTCGCGGCGTTTCGGCAGCAATACGGGATTGATCTGACGGCCGATTCGTTGCATTGGTGGACGTTTCGCGCGCTGCTGCGCGGGCTGACGGAGGAAACGCTGTTCATGCGCGTGGTGGGATGGCGTGGGGAGGAAATCGACCCAAAATCCCCGCTGAAAGAGCGTGAACGGCTTGCAAAGCTGAAGGCACAGCACGCTCTCCCGAAACGCCGGAGCAAGGCGGAACAGCAAAAGCAGAATGAAATCATGCAAATCCTGATGAGCGGCGGGGATGTATCGGCGATTCTCAAGGGGGAAAGGCAGGTGTAACCTTTGGCAGACGGGTCTTTGATTTTTGACACAAAACTGG